AATAAAATATTTTAACGAAAATAGTTGACTTTTTTGAAATGAAATGGTACAATATAGTTAGTTCGATAGGAACTGCAAAATAGAAAGTGAGGTAATAAAATGAAAAAATTGGAAATGAAACAAAGAGTTGCAACATGGCACAGAAGCAGGTGTATCATCTGTTAAATGGTATAAATATGTTGAACTATATAACAGGATTGAGGGTGAACACAATGCATTGATGAAATTTTTAGAAATAACAGACAATTTTAATTTATAATATAATTTAGCTGTGCTATCGGCAGGACGGGCAGAAAAGAGGTAAATATGCGAAATAAAATAATTGAGAACGCAATGAATGCAAGAAATAAAGAACAGTTTAACGATAGAATTCCAGATATTGATTTGAACGATAAAATGAATTTATCCGATTTAATTGGAGTATTTGAAAATATAGAATCTTGTACACAGGAAAGTACCGATATATTTTCATACAGTTTTACTATTAATGATTCAGCACGGGTATATGTTCGATTTAATTTACTAGAAACTCTCGAGGACGGTAACGAATATATAGAAATATTAGAAATAAGAGAGTTATAAAAGGGGGGTATTATAATATGAAAATATACAATATTAATGAAATAAATAACAATCTAATAGTAAATGGATACCGTAAACATATTAATTTTACAGAATATTCAAATCAAACCGGTGAAATAATAAGAAATGGTGTAGAGAGTGTTAAAGTCGGAAGTTTAAATATCTATCAGATATCCGTCAATGATGGTAGATGTACACACAACGGAAAAAGAATATTAAAAAAAGTATGCATTGTTTACACGAATACAACCCCAAAATATTTAAAAAAAATCCTGAATGAAAACGATGGATTTTGGAAAATAAAAAAAGGGGGTACAATATAATGAATGAAAAAATGAAAGAAGAAATAATTAATTTCATGAGTGTGTATTTTAAAACCGTTGGATATCGAACTATAATTTTAAAGGAAGAGAAAGGAAACGAAGTGATATATAATTTACTTATTCCTAAAAAACGGTTATTCATAGGTTTTGATTTTGATAAAAAAGAAATTATAGTAGTTGATGAAAATGGGAAAGAATTTATATATGATATAGGGCTTATATTAAAATCAATGATTTTATTGTCTTAGTGTAATTAGGAGAAAAAATGGGTTATTACTTTATTTTTAATCAGATTTGCATATTACTTGAAAAATATAATGTTAATTATACAGTAGAGGATAGTGTGATTATTACAAACAAGAAAAATATTGAAATATATGTAGATTGCTTTTGCGGGATTTCTATAAAATATAAAAATAAATTACATTATTTTCATTCTTGTGACTTAAAAGATTGCTTTATTTATATTATTAGCAAAATAGAAGAAAAGAGAGAGTAAAAACTCTCTCTTTTTATTTTTATTTAGGATATCCCACGACCGAAATTGCTAATAAATCTGACCCACTTGCTATCGTCTGCGGAACCGCGATATTAACTGCGTTCTGTGAATTTACAATCTGACACGCATTTGTAATATCCTGATTGTTAGAAGCAACAGTAACATTTATTAATTTTACATCATACATCTGCGAATTCGGAAATTCTATTGAAGTGTAATATGTGTCCGAACTTGACGAACCTGTAGTAAAATTATAATTTTTATAACACACAACGGTATAACCTTGATAGGTTTTATAGTTAAATGCTACACCCGTATTTCCTCCAGACAGAGGAGAAAGTGTAATGTTAGTGTTATCATCAATAAAGTGATTTGTTCTCGATTCTATTCTTCTAAAATTCATTTTCATAAATGTACAACCAACTATAATTAGTGATAACTTATTAACATTTCCGTTAAAGTTTGCGGAATCATCTATTTCAAGGACCCCACTTTGAAAAGCGACGCAGTTCTGAAAAACGATAATGTTATCTACACCGGTATAGACAGAATTATGAAGATAAACATCTCTTCCGTTATACCCTCTAAATTCACAACTATTAAACCTTATTCTTGTATGGTCATTTGAACATCCTATTCCTACACCAGCATTTTTTTCTGCAAACATTGAACAATTATTAAATTGAGTTTCATAGTATTTTGCAGAATTAGAAGAGTGTGTATGACCGCCCCCTTCATAATGAACCGCATACCCATTTGTCTGATTATTATAAAATAAAATATTATTAAATATTAAGAACCCTGTAATATATACAGCACCATTTAATTTTGTCGTTTTTGCAGATACTACAACTCGACCAACGCCTACAAACGTAATTCCAGAACGGTTTGACAAGTCTATATCTTCTGAATATGACCCAGACATGATTAAAATTGTACAGTTTTCCGGTGAATTATCATCTCCATTTGTTTTTATATCTGACCTATGATAAATATAGTTTAAGCAATTTGTAATAGATGAAAAATCCCCATCCCCATTTGTATCTACAACAAATATTTTTCTATCAGAAACCGGTATTGGTATATAATTTTGTTTTATATTTGTTATATTGTATTCTGCCGTTCTCATTCTATTTGTTAAGTCGCTAACAGAACTATTCAAATTAGAAACATCAGTTAACAGAGTATTAACATTATTATCATTTGAAACTTTATAATTATTTAATCTATTATGCGTTTCTGTGTCTCTTATTAATATTTCTTTTCCAAATAACCCGAATTTATCAACATAATCTGACATTTTCATTTCTCCTTTACTGTTTTACAATTGTTATTGTTTCTGTTGAACTGCTATACGATATTTCAAAATTATTAATAGCAGAAATATCTGATTTAATATTTGTAATATCGCTTTTAATAGTAGTAATATCCCCTTGAATTGATGTGATATTACCTCTTGCCTGTGCGTCTTTCAAATTAATTGTTTCATTATTCAGTACAAACTTTGATGCATCCATTTTTCTTTTCCTCACTTTCAATTTTTATTTCTTCATTTTCAAGGTTATAATTATGTAAACAACTTGTTACATTTATTTCATATGAAAAGATAATTTTATTATTTTCTTTATCATACGTTGCGTTTCCTAACACAGAATCAAGTATTTCCAACACTTTTTCAGATGTTTCACAACTAAAAATTCTTTCCAATTCTGTCAGTCTACTTAAAACTTTACACAAAACCTGGTAATAACTTAAACTTTCATTATCATATTCAGTCGGGGTTATTCCGTAAGCTTTGCACCACTCACGATAATTATTACAACTCATTTAATACACCACCTATCTAATCTCTATAATTGTTTCTACGTTCCCACTTCTACCGTTAATAATTTCATAATATTTTAAATATTCGAATAATGCGTTTACTGCGTCAGTATCATTATTTTCATATTTTTTAAAAAATAAATCATTCATTAATAAACTTGTAGAATAAATTCTTTCTTCTGCTCTGTATGTTATTAATTTAGAAATCATATATCACACCTCACTTAAAATATCTGCATAAACAAGTTCTCAAAATCAGATAGCAATAATTCATCAATATTTAAAATCATATCTCTGTATATTTTATACATTTCGGCCTTATTACTACCTGTAAATTCTTTCGTAACAACTTCACTTTCAGAACCATTTCTATTTTCAGACTTATTTTCGATTTCGTTTCTCCCGACATTGCTTACAGAATCACTTTTTCCTAAATCCGCCGAATCGCTTTTAGTGTTTTCAGAATTATTAACATTTGTAATATTTTCATTACGTTCAAGTAAACTTGCGTATGCATTACTTGTAATAGTGCTTTGTGGCTCGTCACTTCTTAAATTCTGACTATTATTATCAGTGTTTGAAGTAGCCGAATTTGTACTATTTGTAACATTATTATTACTACTTGTAACATTCACATTGCTATCTGTTTTACTCGAATTACTGTTAGATTCTTCAATTTTATCAGTGTTACTTTTATTTCTTGTAGTCGTATCTGAATTTACAATCTGTAAATCGTTTAATGAATTTATTAATGTATTATACAAGTTTTTATAATAAGGCATTTTAATATTTAATCTATTATAAACCCTATCTCTCCACAATGCAGGGGTTTCCAATCCCATTTCTTCATATAAATACTTATTAATAAATTTATTAATAAATTCATTTTTATCGTTTACAGAATCATTATAAAAATTAAAATCTTTATTGAAAACAAGACTTTTTGCAATTTGTTTAACATTATCAAGTGTAGCATTTTCATTTCCAATCATTCCGACTGCCCACTCGTAAATAGATAATGTGTATTTACTCAATTTCAGCACCACCTTTTTGTATTATTTCTGAAATATAATCACTCCCTAAATTAACAAGTGTAGCAATTTCGGAATTGAATTTAACATTTAATTCTAAATTAAACATATTGTTTATTCTTCTTTCAGCAATTTTTCTTGCGTTTAAACCGATATTTCTCTGAATTTCTACATACCCATTATTTCCTGAAACCTCACCAGACACAAGCCTTTCCTTTTTATCAGATGTAAATGATTCTATTCCACACCAATTTAAAAAATCATTAAATTCACTCCGCAATTCAGCACGCAATCTATCCGCTTTAAATTCTACTTGTAAATCAATCGGCTTTATTTTATCAACATCAAACATATCTTTAATAAATATGTAATCTTTTCCCTCATCAATCTGATTTACAATATTTTTAGAAGAAAGTAAAGTATCTTTAGTTGTAGCAATAGAAATTGAATTTTTCTGTAAAGCAATATTTTTCATATAAATTACATAAATATAAGCCATTCTTTCCGCATATAAACAAAGTGTATTAAAATCAGGCATGAAGTCGTTATTGTTATAAATAATAACAGCATTTTTTGAACTTAAATTTCTTGAATATCCGTTTGCGGCATACGCTTTCCATTTCTGCGGAATATTATACACATTCATTTTACCCGATAAATTAACAAATGTTATTAAATATTCATTCATAATTTCGTCATAGAAAAAAACGCATACACCATTCATTAATAAACTTCTTTCAAGAAACCACGGTTCAATCTCTATGGGTAAATTATCCCACACAAACCGATTAACATATATATTTGTTAATCTTGTTAAGAAATTATTATATAAAACATTAAAATCCGTTGTAATAAGTTTAGCTTGATTCTGTGTTTTTAATAATTTCTTTTCATTTAATCTGAAATCAATACTATTATATTGGTTTGTTAAATTATACAAATTTATCACACCTCTTTTCTATCCATTATTATTTACATCGAAATTCCCTATTTCGTTTGTATGCCATATAAAGACACCCTTATTAAAAATACTTTGTAAAGCTGTTAAATAATTATTACCGCATGAACCCTGTAAGACACAATTAGTGGTCTGAATATAATTCCATAATTTTCGATTATTTAAGTTTGGCTTTTTTATTTTCTTTGTGGTATATCCGTATACACTTAAAAAATCATCCACACTTTTGTAATCTCGTATCGAATATGAAATTACATCTGTCTGATTTCTATTAATTGCCGTGTTAATAGAACTAGCACCTATTGACCCTACTGAACCGTTCGGTTTTTGTGCCGCTTGTTTATACTGTGCGTCCATTGTCATTTCATAAATTCCCTGATTAAGATTAATACCAGTTTGATTTAATAAAGTAGATGTAGCATTATTTAATACACCTGTAATATTTCCTGAAATTGCATTTGAAATACCACCTATTGCCCCCTGCGTAATATTAGCTAAACTTGAAAACTCTGTCCGCATTGCTTGAGCTTGTGCGGCTGTCGCAAGTGTAATATTGTTAGCATTAAGCCACTGTGCATAAGCATTTCCTGACGTTACGCAAGTAGGAAAGTTAGAATGTACAATAGATTCATTCCTAAATTCTGTCTGATTGTTATAATCAATAGGATATGAAATTATTGAGGGGGTTGTACAAAGACACCCAGTCGTTCTTACTGTAAGTGTGTTTTTGTCATTTGATAATTCAAAACGTAATTCCATCGTTCCGCCCGAGTTATTGTCTACCTGTACAAAACAATATGGATTCGTATATAATTTTTTATTTTTTGGTATATAACCGTTAAATAAATTTGAAACATTAACACTCACATTTACAGTATTTGCAAAAACAGGGTTTTCAGGGTCTGTCAAATCTCCGCAAAAAGTTGGACACATTTGTATTTGAATTATTTCAGATTCTTTTCCCGCTAAAATTAACATTGCTAATTGTGGAACAATTGTAATATTGGTACCTGAAAAAATATTAACTCCTGAAAATACATTATTCATACCGCCGTAATACATTTTTACACTTGTCGCTGTTTCTGTCGCTGTCGTATAAACTAAAACTCTCATATCGTTATATTGAACACTCTGCTTTTCAGATAACATATATTCGCCTGTGCTTACAGGTTCAGGTAGTGTGTTATTACCAATTATATCCTCACCTCTATTAATATGTTCTCTTTCTACAAAGCAAGGGAGCATATTACATTCATAGAAATAAGTTTGAAATATATCTATTTTAAATGTAAATTCTACAACGGTTTGTGAAATATAAGACATATCCATAATAAATGCAAAAAACATATTGTCATTATTTTTAAAACACAGATAATTTGCATTTGCAAGTGTTACAGAATAATCACACGCAACTTTAATTCGATTGTTTTTAACAGATGTACAAGTATATGAATATATTTCTTTCGATGTAACGTATTCCCATGCTTTTTCCTTATTTGAAAACAATCTAACATTTTTATATTCAGAATCCCACGGAATTTCCTTGCAAATATGTATTTCTGAATTTATTAATATCCCTGTAATATCAGGTACGTTTGGAAAATCAATCATATTTTACCTCACATTCTACCCTACAATTTTGTAGGGTAGATATTAAATATTTATTACGCTGTTACTGTAATCTGCTTAGTAATAGAAACACTAGGATTGTATCTACTAATAGCTTTAATTGTAATAGACGCGACGGTTTCATTTTTATCTACAATCAAAATACCTGAACCTGAAACGAATCCTGTCGTATTTCCTGTTACCGTTCCAACGATTTCCCAGTCAACAGCCTGCGGAATAACCGCTCCTGGTGTTGAATTTGAATCAGATATTTCAGCTTTATAAACTGTCTGTGAATCTCTTGTAATAGAATCAGGCCCTGAAATAGTAATACCATCACCTACGATTGGATTGGATGTAAATACTACACACGGTCTAAATGGAGAAATTGAAAACATTTCCCACAAATGATAGAAAAAGTTCCATCTTAAATTATCTCCACGATAATTTTCTGCAAATTCCCTGTGCTGTTCTCTGATATTAAAGAATCTTACATCTGTAATAAAACCGTAAACATTTGTAGGAAGTGAATCTACGATAATAGTTCTTGTAGAAACTTCCGCTTTGCTCATATTAAAGGCATAAGCTAACGCATTTACATCAATTCGAGCGTTAATATCGGGTGTGGTCACAAATACTAAATCTTCGGGTCTTGAGGTTGCGTCAGAACCTGCGTAATTAAATTTTGGATTGGGAAATCTTAACGTATCAATCGTAGAACGAATCGCAATTAACATTTCCTTAATATTTGACTCTGTTGATGGTTCAGGAACTTCAATAGGATAAATACATCCGTGTTCGTACCCCTGCGTTAAAAGGTTTTTTGTTAATAAATATTCTTTGTAACTCGCGGAACTATAAAGCACATCTAATTTTGCATTTATTAAAGACTGTAACCCGTATTCATCCCTAAAAGCATTTCGTAATTCATCGTATGAAATTGTTACTGCCCATTTTTTTCTGAAATTTACATCGTGAAACGCAGTCATAATATTTGATTTATATAGCTGAAATATTTCTTTTTCATCTGCGAAAAAGTTGTAATCTGAACTTTCAATCATATTTACAAAAATTTCCTGTTCAGTCTGGCCGTATCGCATAGGTGCTTTTTTTAATTCAGCAAGTTCATTTTCAAATAACATTTTATTAACAGAAATGAAACCTATCTGCGTAACTAAAGAGTTTACAAAGTCGTTTCTAAGAGTTCGATTCTGCATGATATTATCATAAACGCCGTTAATGTCAGCTAAATCTGCCTGCGTAAAGGCCGAATAAACTGCACTTCCTGTATTTTTATTTAATGCGGCTATAATTTCGCTGTTTTTTGCTTTTAACATATTTGTAATACCTCACTTTCTATTCTAATAATTCTGAATAATCACTTTCTTCTTTTTCTTCAATTTCTTCTCTTTCTTCTTTTTCTTCTTTTTCTTCTTTTTCAGGTGTGAACCCTTTAAAACGTGCAATATATTTTTCACGCAATTCTTCATATTTTGCTCTAAAATCCTCACCCTTTTCAGTGCTATTTTCTTTGTTTTCTAATGCTGTTTTAATTACATTTAATTCATTATCAACAGTTTCGATATCGGGAATCTTTTCAATAATAATGTTTAATGCCTCTAGTTCTGTCATATTTACCTCACTTTCCGCCGTATTGCCGATACGTCAGCAAATATTAATTATATTAAATTATTGTTGATTAAATACTGTACCGCCGAATAGTCTACACCTAAAGCTGATTTTCTTTCCTGACCATTTCCAAAATTGCCGTTTTCTGTCTGCGTTGCTAAATTATAAAGTCTGTTTACCTCATTCTGTACTTTTTCATATTTTGAACCAAGTACAGCTTTTCTTTCTAAGCCTTCTCCATATTCCCCACGAAAAACAGCTAATGCAATTTCTGTGATATTCCCTGAATCGCATGAATTATCAAATCTTGTTAAATTATTTGTAACAATAATTGATTTTAACATTTCCGTATAATTTGGGTCAGTAGCGTATGTTTTTAAGTGTTCAACAGCATTAACAAAATCATAATTATTAACAGCACCTGTATAGTATGTAGATTCTGTTAATAAATTGTAATAATCGGCGACCGCTGACTTTAAGGAATCGTAAGCACGAAAACATCCACCCTCTGCGACTTTAACATTATTGTAATATTCATGTGTAGTTGCGTTGTAGCAACTTCCACTCCATGATGTAGTCGCTTTAATTCCGAATGGGGCATTATATTTTAACATTGTTTCTGACTGTCCGTACCCTGTTTCTAAACAAGCCTGTGCAACGCAGATAGACGGTAAAATATGCTTTGTTAATGTATTATTAACCTGATTTGCAAGTTCACCGATGGTTTCAATAAATTCATCTTTAAACATCTTTTTTAGCTCCTTTTAAAATTGATACTTTTAGTTCGTAAAGTGCGTTTGTGTTGTTTGTGATACATTCGCTTGTTTTTTCAATAATTTCCTGTAATTTTTCATTAACATTTTTTAGTTCGTGTCTGTTAGATTCAGTTACTTTAAAAACGTAGTAACCAAGCCCTAAACAGCAAGCTATTGGAAAACCTACACTGGAAATTATAGAAACAATTTCATTCATTATAATACCTCTCTTTCTTTTTAAATATATTGAAAACAGTCACGCATAGCGTTTCTGATTTTCACGTTTTTATAATAAACATTTCCTGATTTATAGAAATAACTTATTAACATTTTAAATTTATCAGAAATAATTGGATAGTCGGGTGTGATATCATCTTTAAACACAGAATATTTTTCTTTAAAAGATTCATCAATTTTGTCTGTTATCCATATCGTTCTTACATCGCTAAAAACACCATAATTAATATTTTTGTAACGTATTGTGAGTGTATAAAGAAAATCTCTATTTATTTTGTTACGAATAAACGAAATTTCGTCATCAAGATAAAATTCATTTTTTATCATGTATTTTTCTTGTTCTGTCCCTTTTATCAACTCGGATATAATTGTGTCGTTTGCTTGTTCTATAAAAGTTGTGTCTGTATTATATTCTAATACAACCATTTTATTAAATTCTGTGTAAAATTGTTTTTTATTTGTTAAATTTGTTATATGAAAAAAATCAAAATATGGGTTGTATTTAGAAACACTATTTGCCAGTAAATAGAATTTACAAGTTTCAGCTGGATTTTTTGATAATCTAATAATTGTTGAAACAATAGACATAAAAGAACTTGCTACTTCATTGTTAAAATAATGATGAATTGTATCTTCTATAATAAATTCGTCATAAATTAATGTACGATACTCGATAAAACTTGCTGATTTTATTGTTTGCGATTTCGCAAGCCATAAAAATTCACCCATTTTTTTTGAATTCTTTTTTTCTTTTCCTGAATCGGTTTTTATTTTTTTAGTTAAAAAAATTTCGTTTCCAACGACTTCGATACTTTCATTTTCATCTAAGATAAGTTTCATATCATCGAATAATTTATCTTTTATGCTTTTAATTTCCTCGTAATATCTACGCATATAGATAAACTTATAGCCGTTTTTCTTAAATTGTTTTATACATTTCTCTTTTAATGCATAGGTTTTTCCTATTGACCTAGCACCAACTATAAAATTAATAATTCTGTTATAACTATCAATTTTATTTATTTTATAATATTTTATTTTTTTCACTTCCTTTAAATATCAACCCTATTTTTCAAAACAGGGTCGATATAAGTTTATAATTGGATTTGAAAATGCTGTAATAATCGGTTAGGAATATTCCGAAAGATGTAATATACACAATTCCCACTGTTTTCCTTTAAATATTACATTTATTACAGACTTATTTCAATCACATCTTTATATTAACATATTTTTACAATTCTGTCAAGTAGTTTTCTACCGCATTTTATAACTTGTTTCTACAAGTAGTACACCGCCGTCCACCTGTTTAGGCCTAAGCTTACATGGTAGTTCAAGCCCTACTTTAAAATCTGTAATATCTTTGTATCTTTTTTCTGCCCTGTTATAGTTTCCGTTTTTATCTTTTTTAAATAAAAAAATTTCGTATTTTTCTTGTTGTTCTTCTGTTAATTCGTTTTCTATTGCTTTTATAAATATTTCCTTACTTTTTTCGGGCATACCTGCACACTTTACATTGTAATAATACCCTTTTTCATTTTTAACTTTTTCTCCTGTATAAATTCCTATTTCATTTTCTGTTAAATTCTCTTTGTCTACTTTCTCTATATACGTTTTTTGTCTTACAAATATAGATTCTGTCCAGTGTGTTTCTAATTTCCAACAACAAAATTTTGTGCTGTGAACTTTAATGCCTTTAAATTCATCTGGTTCAATGTCGCAGTGTATAGAATCCGTGTCTGCGTAAATAAAACCACGTTTATCTTTACCATAATAGTTTTTTTGTGCCGCACGAATTGTAAAATTCCTTGCATAACTTGTAATTGCAGAACCACATGGAATATACCATGTGTCTTTTTTGTGTTCTTCTACAACGTAAAAACCCAAACCTTCATCTTCATTAATATATGCAACTTTAAAAGAAGAATCTGAACTTGTCGCAAGTTTACCGTACAAATTATTTAAAAATAATTTTGCTAAAGTTCGCATTGCACCTGCACTTTCTTCTTTAATTTTTCTATATCTGTTAATATATTCGTCAAAAATTCCAATTTCTGCATGAAAATATGTGATATCGTGAATTTTTAAATTTGTGATATTATAGTGTTCTTTAAACAATTCCCAGTCTGTTTCTGTCATTGTCATTGATACTGTTGCTAATTTTGTTTTTCCGTCGAAATCAGCGAAATATGGATTGTATGTTTTTGTTCGTGAATCCCATATATCCGACGTTTCCAAACATTCTGTACCATCATACATTAAATTATTTTTAATTTGCACAAATGGCAAATACCCCTCTTTTATTTTAAATCTACAAGTAAAATGTATAAAATAATAATATTTATCTTTATTTTGTAACATTTCGTCAGGAATTAATTCGTGTTCTTCTATATTAAAATAAAAAGGTTTTCCGATTGGAAATTTGTTGCCTGATTCAGATGACATCATAGAGGGGTAAAGACTATTAACATCCGCTGTAGTTCCTTTCCCATATTTTTTATTTTCTTTACCCTTAACAACGTAACACCACCCGCCCCGATAAGATTTACGAACCCATTCATCGAAATTTTCATTTTTATTTCTAACTTTTATTTTAGTTAAGTCGGGAAATAAAACTTCTTTGTTGTTCGGTGTTCCGTATTTATCATCTATTAAATTATTTAGTTTTTTCTCTTTAATAATTTTAAGATATTCAGACTTACAACACGAACCAATTGTTAATTTTGTGTGCCCTTTTTCGTACATAAATTCGATACATTCTTTTAATACTAAAACATCGTTTTTTATGTAATCTATATCTTTTTCATTACATTCATTAAGAGATTTTACAGATTTGTAGTTCATTTCTGTCTTTCTATGTTTTGTTTTAAATGCTTTTCCGCAATCAGATAAAGAAAAAGGTAGTAATTTTAAAGAATCACGGATATCTATAATTTTATTGTTCTTTTTTAATGTAAGAGAATAAAATTGTCCTCTGTCAGAAATAGAATAAATAAATTCATTATTCATCAATTCTTTTTCTTCTTTAAAATATCCCGCACCTGTATTTTCATCTGTAATAATAAAAGCTTGTTTATAATTATTTTTTAATAAATAATTAATATAAAACGAACCATCAAATTTTAAATTATGATAATACAATAAAACATCTTTCTTTAATTCTGTTATATAGTCCAGTGTTTCTGCTATATTATTAAAAAGTTTTACATCTTCAGTATTTAATTCTACTAACGCAGATGACCAAACCGCCGTTTTATTCTGCGTTGTTGTGTTTTCATCAACAATCGTTTCAAAATCACAACAAAAAATAGATGTATTCTTTTTCATAAAAATCACTCTCCATATTCATTCTCTATGTTTTTCAAGTCTGATAGTGTATACGTTCGTGCAAATATTGTGTATAACTGCGTTAAAGATAATTCAATAATATTTTGTTCTGAATCCCTAAGTGCCGTGTCAATTAAATTGTTTATTCTTTCTGCGTTTTCATTTAAGTAATGAAAATATTCTCCGCTCTTATTGTGTTCGTAGACAGTTCTAATATCAGCTACTTTTCGTTGAACCATGTTTTTCATATCGTTACGAATATATTTCCCTTTTGAATTAACCCACGCCGATTCGTTTTCGAGTTCAAATAACGTTTCAATAGACTTTTTTAGAACCTCATCAACTCTAACAGAAATATTTACTCCGCCAGTCGTGGGAATTTCAGGGATATTGTCAAAAACATCTCCACCAAAAAATTCTTGTTCAGCTTTCTTTTTTGCTTTTCTTGTTGCCGCCGCTTTTTTCGCAGAACGACTTCTAAGGATATCAATACCTCTTTCGCCACTTGTAGATTCTCCTGTCTCTCTATCAACTAAAAATCGCATTTGTGAAACCAATTTTTTAGCTGTTAATTTTTTTAATCTATTTACAGACGCCTTTGTTATTTTCTTCGGGGTATTAGGAAGATTAGACATATAGTAAAAATCTTGTTTTTCTTTTTTGTTAATATAGTTTTGTATTCTCTTTCTTTCTTTATAATATTCCTGTTCTATTTTACTTCTTTTCTTTCTTACCATATTATTACCTCACTTTCTTAAATGTTTCATGTGAAACATATACTCTATAAGACAAAAAGGGTATACCGTTTTTTTTTTACGATATACCCTTTTTTATGAAATATAGAATTTTATGGCTGTTAGATTAACAGCGGAAATGGTTTTTAATTTGATACAAAAAAAGATTTTTTAATTCATTTATCTGTTACGATTTAAACCAGTGTACAATCTACAAAGTGTCTACCTGCTTTAGATTCGCCGGAAACTTTTTTTATTGTGAATGGTTCATCTTCCATAATTTCAGCAATAGATTCAAACGAATCCTTAAATGTCTTTGACTGCGTTGTAAACACATTACCGTCATTATCCAAAATAGACAATAAATGAGCTGTTTCCTCTTCTTTCTTGTCATCGAAATACAAGTAACCTGAAATTTCAATGAGTGTGCCGTCAGGCACATCTTTAATAGTGCGGATTTCTGCCCCCTGCGTCATCAGGTACAACTCCTTTTTCGTGAACTCTCTACTTTTTTCTCTTATTTCTATTGCCATCGCTTATACCTCACTTTCTTATTTCTCTTCTTTTTCAACTTTTTTTGCGTATTTAATAAATTCAGAATCTGACATTGTGTATACCTCATCTGTAACTGTTTCAGAAATTTTTGAAATGTAGGTATATCCCATTTCTTCGACTACTTTAATTAAAGCAGAATCTTTTCTTTCAGGTTTCTGAAATGTTCCTACTAAGACAATTTCAACCTCTTCAATTTTTTCTTCTTTTTTGTTTAGCACTTTACACAATGCCTTTGTAGTTACTACTGTTCTTGTCATTTTTTTTTGCCTCTCTTTCTTCTTTTTTCAACTTGCAATTTTTAGTACCTCATCGGTACAACACAATTGTACCATATGAGGTTGTAATTGTCAAGTAGTTATCTCAATATTTATGTACTTATATCCATATATCTGTGATAACTCCTTTTTCATTCGTTTCAAAGCAAAAACAGGTGCTGTTTGCTTTATCTTCATATGCAATTAAATCATACCCAGAATTTGAGCTATTGTTTATATATACAGCATTTTCAGAATCAAAAATTTCAATAATAATATCATACATATAGTCGTCATATGTGTTTCCAATACATTTTTCCTTTAATTCCTCTAATATCATATTATCTGTTTTATACATCTTTTTTACCTCACTTTCTATTTTGCAGTTCCTATCGAACTAACTATATTGTACCATTTCATTTCAAAAAAGTCAACTATTTTCGTTAAAATATTTTATT